TAGATGGATCATCAAATGCAGATGATATAATATTTAATAAAGATGGTTCTATATTACTATACCCTGTTACTCTATCAAATAATGAAAAAAATTATCTATTTGGAGAACTTGATGGAGTGTATATGATAACACCATATGCAGGTAAAGAAGGTGATGTTATAAATGACGGAGAAAATGATTATTTAATAATAAAAGCAGAAACAACAGGAAGATATTCAGATGGTCTTTTTGCTATTAAATTAAAATAAAGGATAATATGACAACTTTTACAACTTTTGAAAACAATACAGCAAATGACTCAAATGACTTAATAGGTAAAATGAAAACTTTCCTTGAGACAAATGGATTTATAATTGAAGATTTTTTCCAAGAAGGAAATGGACAAAGATTACACGTTTCTAAAAATGGACTTTATTATAACTTTAAATCATTTACAAATGAATCACCTTTTAGCCAATCATCAACAATCAATACAAATAGTTGGCAATCAACTGATGCAGAACCATACAACTCTGGAATATGTGGAAATGTATCAAAGTCATATGATAATACACTTGATTACGATAGACAATTGGGATCACTAACAGATGATTATAGTGGAAATGAAGATTTATCTCAACCACAAGCAAATCCAATACTTACAACTGACGGACCTATAATAGAATATGATTTCTTCTACAATGAAAAAGTTTTTTATATAGTTTGCCAATTTAATTCAGGTTATTACTCACATATGGCTTTTGGTGAATTAGATAAAATGGGTGATTACGAAGGAGGAAGCTTTATTTCAGCAACATTTTATCATAGATTTAGTAATTTTTCAACAACATATTTACCAACACCATCTATGTATGCAAAAAACCACCAAGATAGAAGTTATTACGCGAATCAAGTGTTGATAAATAAAAGTGTAAGGAAAATGTCTGGTTTGATACCAACAAATGAAAATAATCAAACTCCTATTTATAATTTTGAATTCATAAGAAAATCAAAAAATCCATTCTTAAACGGAAAAGGAACTTTAATACCAGAGTCATTTTATACGCTTGAAAAAATTGATAACACTTATAAAAATATGCCAATAGGAACAGTTAATGGGGTATATATGGTTTATTTTGAAAATTATACACCAAAAGAAATAATAACAATTGGATCAAGAATATATGTAGTTTTTCCATTTTGGAAAAAAGAAAGCCCTTGGGACGATACAGATGAAAAAAGCTCTGGTTTAGGTTTGGCGATACAAGTAGATAACAATTATACGGCTTAATTATGTTCGAAGAAAAAATATCAGGATTTAAAATTGGAGTGAAAAAAAAACTCACTGGACAACTTTCAAAAAGTTTTGGTGATGTTTTATACGAGCAAATTGTAACATTCCCAGAAATATTAAATTATGGACAAATAACAAATGATAAAAAATTAAACTCTCAAATATGGAATTCATACAGAGAAGAAGAAAGAAATCTTGAAAACTATACTATTGATGGACAAGGAGCCATAGATATAAATTTAAACTTACCCTTAACAATAAAACCAATGGAAGTTTTAGAGTTTGAGGCAAAAGCAATAGCAGCACAAAGCTTAAAATTATCTGGTAAAATTATATATGATTTCACAGAAGAAGTCATTAAACCTTTTCAGTTTATATTAGGAAACTCATTGTTTGTATTTAAAACTCACTGGGATTTTAAATCAAGCAATTCGGAAAATTTTCAGTTCTTTACAAGTATACATAAATCATATGACGGAACAGAACACAGAGTGCAAATGGTTAACAACCCAAGATTAAACCTAAATGTTAATTACACACTATTTGAAGACGAAAGAAGAGAGCTTGAAGGGTATGTATATGAAAGATTAGGAGATGAAATGGGTATTCCTTTATTTTCAGAAATGACAATGTTGAAAGAAGAGGTAAATTTAGGAGATAAAGAAATATTATGCAGTACAAAATACTCAATATTTCAAGAAGGCAAATTAGCATTTTTAGTAAACGGAAATAAAAATACAATAGTTGAAATAGAAAGCATAAGTCAAGATAAATTAATACTACAAAATGAAGTTTTAGAATATTTTGAAAAAGGAACTTATATTATGCCTATATTAAAAGGATACATAACAGACGGTATAAATATAGATAGAATAACAAATGATATATCAAGAATGTCTTTTATGTTTAGAACAAAAGATAATGATAACTTAAACTTAAATATATTTAATAATGTAAACCTACCAGTGCATAAATCAATTCCAGTAATGAATATAATGCCAGAAAGAGCAGGGCATAGAAATGTTTTTGAAAATGAATACGAAATAGTGGAATACGCTTACGGACCAAGATATGTTAAAAAGAAATGGCAAAAAGCAGAGAACTCATTCGTTTATAGTTTTATAAATATGAATAAAGAACAGCAGTATAATATAAAAGCACTTATAAATTTTAGTAAAGGAAGATTGCAAGAATTTTGGTTACCTACTTGGGTTCGTGATGTGAAATTAAAAAGTATAATAGCACCAAATGAAACTCAAATAAAAATGTATTATAATAATTTAGCAAACAGCTACCAAACATCAAATTACAACATAAGAATAATGCTTAAAAATGGAACAGAGTTTTATAGAAAAGTTTTAGCATTCCAAAATAGCCCAAATGAAAATGAGGAAATAATAACAATTGAAAGCCCTTTAAATACATCTATAACACCAGAAGATATTGAAATTATAGATTTTATTGAAAAAGTAAGATTTGATACAGATGTTTTCAACTTAAACATATTTTCAAACGAAGTAAGCCAAATAAACCTAACAATGAGAAGTTCAGTATGAGTTTTTTAGACGCAATAAAAAATAAAATAGTACCTTCAGTTTGTGAAGTATATGAAATAGCCTACGGAACTAATTTCTATTACTATACAAGCTCAGATTATGACTTTAATTTTTCTGGGAATTATTACATAGCAAAGGCAATAAAAAGAAGCTCAATTAAGCAAAATGAAAACTTTTTTGCAGGAGAGTTAACCTTTTCATTACCAAAAACAGATGATGTAAGTAGAATCTTTAGAAAAGAATTTAATTTACCAATATTTTTTAAAATATATAGAATAGATAAAAATGATGCTTCACAAGAAAAAGATTTAACATATACTGGTTTTATAAACAGTGCTGAAAATGATGAGGTTTTAACTACATTTACTTGCAACACAAACGAAATAGAGTCACAAAATACAATAGGTCAATACAGATACTCAAGACTATGCCCAAATGATTTATATAATCATAAATGCAATGTTATAAAAGAAGATTATACATTTAAAACAACAATAACAGGAATATCAGATCAAAAAACATCTTTTCAAGTTACAGACTCAAACGGAATAGGAGCATTACCAGAAGATTTTTTTAAAAATGGATTCATTCAAGGTGACACATTTAGCTCAACAATAAATAAACATACAGGACTTAATATTAAAGTAAACCACCCTATGAAAATACTGAAAATAGGAGATACAATAAATTTAGTTGCAGGTTGCAATAGAACATCTTATGATTGTAAAAATAAATTTAATAATTTTGAAAATTTTTTTGGATCAGAGCACGTTCCAAACAGCAACCCATTTAGAAAAACACTTTAAAGGATATAATTATGGCATTACTAATAGCAGCACTTAAAATAATAGTTAAATGGCAATACAAGCCTATTTAGCAAGACAAGATGATATAGAAGGTCCCGGAGCAAGTAAATTAAAACCAGAGTCAGTAAATACAGCATCAGCTGAAAAAAGTATACCAGCTTTTTTTGGTAAAATAAATTATGAAAATGCAAACCTATTATGGTATGGAGATGAAAGACAAGAGTCAATATATAAAGAGGTAAGTGCTGGTTTTATAGCAGATTTAATAAATGGTGAAAGAAAAATCTTCCAAGGTTATAAATATTTTATGGGAATACAGGTGGCAATAGGTTTTTGTTTTGAAAATACACCAATAAAAATACACTCAATATATGTGGATCAAGATGTTTTTCTATTCGAAGATGAAAATGGAGTAACATCTTCAAGACAAAATATAAATCACCCAAACCTTTTCGGAGGAACAACAGATGTGCCAAATGGTTGGGTTGGAGATTTTCAGTATTTTGATGGAAATCAAATGACAACAAGCCCATACCTTGAAGATAAAATAGGATCAGGAGAAGTACCAATATATAAAGAATTGGCTCATTTAGTTTTTGAAGCAAACTCAATAGGTGGACAACCAAACCCAAAACCAATATCTTTTGAACTATCTCATTACCCAGTCCCTTCTTTTGGTAGTTTGCAAAATGCAATAATAGGAGTTGATTATAATCCAGCTTATGCACTATACTACATAATGACAAACAAAACGGTAGGAGCAGGAATAAACCCAGCAATTATAGACACTCAAAACTTTGAAGAAGTAGCACAACAGTTAAAAGATGAAGAAATAGGAATATCATTACAAATAAGTAATCAAATAAATTTTAATGACTTCAAAAGAACAATTGAAGACGTTGTGGCAGGACTTTTAAGCGTTAATCAAATTGATGGACTATATAAAATAAAACTAAATAGAGGTGATTACGTAGTAGATGACTTGGAAGTTTTTACAGAAAGCGATATATCAAAATTAAATTGGAGAAAACCAACAACATCACAACTTATGACAGAATTAAAAGTTGCTTTCAATAACAGAGAAAATAATTACCAAAGAGATATAGCAATATACTCCGATTTAGGTGTTAGATATAACAAGCAAGCAAGTAAATCAACAACACTTAACTTCGACTGGATTAAAGACCCAGAAACAGCATCAAGATTGGCTGGAAGAGAACTAAGGACTTTATCTTACCCATTAACAACAGGAAGTTTTACAACTTCATCAAAATATATTGATTTAAATAGAGGAGATGTAATAAAATTAAAATACGGTCCAGATGAAATTGATTTGCCAGTTAGAATATTATCAATAGATTATGGATTACTTGAAGATAATAAAATAGTAGTTGATTTCTCAGAGGATTTTTTTGGCAGGTTCGATTCAAGCTTTTCAGCACCACCACTTACAAAGTTCCAAAAAATTAAAGCAGAAGCTATAGATGTAAACTCATATTATGTAGAAGCACCATATTTTTTTAATAAAGAACAATTTGGATCCAATTTCATAATAATAGCAGAACAGCCAAATGTAAATAATTTTGAATATGAACTTTATACAAATATAAATGGAGAATATGAATTAAACGATGTATCAACATTTAGCCCAACAGCAGAGTTAAATGAAAACTTGAACTTAATAGATACTTCTATAACTATTAAAAACTCAAAGTTAATTGATAGAATTAAAAAACACACAGTTAGTGAAATAAGAAGCGGAAATAATATTTTAGTAATACAAAATCTAAATGGAAAAGAATGGCTTTCTTTTGAATCAATAACAGATAATATGAACGGAACTCATACTCTAAATGACTTAAAACGTGGATTGTTTCAAACAACAGTAAAAGAATTTAATACTGAAGATAAAGTTTTATTTGTTAGCTACGGAAATACATATATATCTACACTCATAGATGGATCAGTTAATTATAAATTATTATCAAAAACAAGAACAGACCAATTAACAATAAATGAAGCAACAACCGTAAACGCAAGTGAAAATAGATTAAATATGAATAATTACCCAGTTATAAATCTTAAAATAAATAACGAAAGATTTCCAAGCACAGCACCAACTTCAGGATTTGATTTAACTTGGTCTTTTCAAAATAGAAATGAAATTAACTTCTTCACAGATGAAAAAACATACGACGGGAACTCAATATGCTCAATAGATATATATGAAAATGGTTCTTTTGTAAGAAATGAACAAGTATCAGGAAAAAATTATTCTTACACACCAACAGTAAGCACCACAGTTTCAAAATTTATAATAAAAAACACAAGCTCTGGATATGCAGATAGTGAAGAATATAATATTGAAATAAACTTAATTTAATTGAAAATAACTTAAAAATATGGTATAATATAATATGAGCGATAATAAAAATAATGATGAAGGGTATTCTTATCAAGACCTAATTGATATGGCCGATGAAAAGAAAAATAAAAAGAAAAAAACAGACCCTAAATCAAAAAAATCAACTAAAAATAATAACATAAGTAAGCGTGTAGAAAAATCAGGCGATAAAGGACATTCTACTCGTATTAAAAATAAAAAAGTCAAAGTCGATAGGTCAAAAATTAAACAAAATACATTACTACACGAGTTTATGCAATGGAAAGGAATGGGTATGAACGACGAAATTTGTTGCAGATATACAGACATAAATCAACAAACACTCGTGAACTGGAAAAAGAGAGCAACAGAAGCTATTCTGGAATGTGATAAAAATGGAACATACTATGACGACCACAAATATTATGATTATATAAGATTTAAAAAGATATATGACGCAACTTGCAAAGAAGCAGTTGGAAGCTCAATAGAAGCATTAAAAGCACTCGAAAAAGATGTGGTGGTATATTTAAGAGACGAAGATGGCGAGCTTATATACGATGAAGAAGGTGAGAAAATAGTATCAAAAATAGCAAGACCCGGAAATGTTGAAGCAATAAAAACAAGTTTAAGAATACTTGATCCAGAAGCATTCGGAACTAAACAAACAATAGATATAAATAATAATACAGAAAATAAAGTAATTATGATTACTCAGGGATCAAACATACCATATGATGATAATGGAAAAGTTGATAATAAAAAATTAGAAAATATGAAAAATGATTTTTTAAGCGAATTGGGAAATCAACAAAAAGGTTTAAACGAATTTATAAATAACAGATCAAACGAGGCAGAAGATGATTAACGACAACTCAATAAAACAAGGCTTTTTATTTCCTATTCCAAATTCAGGAGGACTTGTTAAATTAGCAGAAAAAACAAACGGATTAAATAGAGATTATCTGGTGATACAAAACTTATCATCTTCAAACTCTTTTTATATTTCATTTCACAAACCAAGAGTTAGCTCAGGTATTGGACAATTTGCAATAGAAGGTATGATTGAATTACTACCAAAACAAATATGGTTCGAACAAGATAGTATTCACCAAGGAGAGATTTATTCCTTTTCAGATAATAGTTATATACCAGAGATTGTTGATGTTAACGGAGTTAATTCAGGCATTAATTTCATATCAGTAAACTACAATGGAGCTTATGATTATTTTAAAAATAAAATATATCCAGTACTTTTTGATACACAATTGGCAGAAATTTTATACGGTAAGATATAATAATGTTTAACGATGAAAAAAGTGAAATGATTAAAGCACTTACATCTGAAAATGAGCAGATTAAAATAGATCACGAAAATAAAAAGATATATATTACGAAATATCCGGGAACAGTCCTTGAAAGAACCGAAGAATATGATATAGGTTGGGCACCTTTCCCTAAAAATAATAAATATAACTTTGGAAGTGCTAAAAAATCTTCACAAGAACTCTTTATGTGGTCAACAGACCACTTCCCAGAAGTTTTATTCCACGGAACAAGAGGTATAGGAAAAACAGAAGCACTTATAGCTTGTTTTGTTCAATTATGCGGACAAGGTTATGGATCATCTTGGCGTGGAGTTATTTTCCGTAAAACATATAAAGCATTAACTGACCTGATAAGGAAATCAAAAGATATAATACCAAGAATTTTTCCTGAAGCAAGGTTTAAAGCAAGTAAATCAGAATTATGTTGGGTTTTCCCGGATGGTGAAATGCTTACTTTTGACGTTCTAAAAGACGGTAAAGAAGGTAATGAAAAATACGAAGAATACCACGGACAAGAATTATCTTTTATGGGTTTTGATGAAATAACAAGATTAAAAGATTTAGAAATTTATAAAAAATTAAAGTCTTGCCTACGTGTCTCTTCAGCAAAAGGTAAAACACCTCCTCTTTTAGTAAGAGCAACAACTAACCCAGATGGACCTGGAAAAAATGTCGTTAAAAAATATTTTATAGATAACGCAGATGAATACGGTGTAACAACAGAAACTCACGAAATAGGTAGAGGTAAAAATAAAAGAGTATACAAAAGAGAAAGGCTTCATATTAAAGGAAGTTATCTTGAAAACCCATTTTTAACAGAAGATTATGAAGTAAACCTTATAGAATCTTGTGAAGGTGATAAAGCAAGACTTGCAGCTTGGTTATATGGCGATTGGGACGCAGTTACTGGCGGAATGTTCGGTGATAATTGGGAAAGCGAAGTTCACGTATTACAACCTTTTAAAATACCATACGGATGGAGCGTTAATAGAGCGATAGATTGGGGAACATCATCTCCTTTTGCCGTGGGCTGGTGGGCAAAAACAGACGGAACACCAGTTAGAATGAAAAATGGAGAGATTTTATGTCCACCTCCGGGCTCACTGATTATGATACACGAATACTACGGATGCAAAGAAAATAAACCAGAACAAGGTCTTAAATTTACACCAGCACAAGTAGCTGAAATGATTAAAATACACGATAAAAAACTATACGAAGCAGGCATATTACAAGGCTTACAAAGAATAGAAGCAGGTCCAGCAGATAGTAATATGTTTCACTCAAATAAAATGGTTGGAGTACCTTCAGAAGCATCAATTATGGAAGATAACGGCGTTGAGTTTAAAATGGCAATAAAAGGTAAAAATAGTAGAATAAAAGGAGCTAACTTACTTAACCAAAGATTATACCACACGCTTGAAGAAAATATGTCAAATCCACATATATATATATTCTCTACTTGTAAATACTGGATTAAAAACGTTCCTGTTTTAGGTAGAGATGAAAATAATCCTGAAGACGTTGCAGAAGGTGGTTGTGACCACGATTATGATATGACAAGATATAGACTTATGGAAGAAGAATTTGAAACATTTACAACTAACTCCTTTGGTTGATTAAAACACTTAAATATGATATAATATTAAAATAATAGAGAGAGAAATATGAAAAATGAAGTAAATGAACGCTCTGGTTCTTTAAAAAACTCTTATTACTCAAGAGAAGATTTGAGACATATAAGAC